GTAAATTAGCGTATGAAAAACAAACTACAGATGATGAAACGCGCGGATGGATCATATTCTCGTAGGGGATTATGGGATAATATTCGTGCCAACAAGGGAAGTGGAAAGAAGCCAACTCCGGAAATGTTGAAACAAGAGAAAAAAATTAAAGCAGAAGAAAAAAAATAGTTATGTCAGGAGCTTGGCAAAGAAAAGAAGGTAAAAATCCAGAAGGTGGATTGAACGCAAAAGGTCGTGCATCTTATAATGCTGAAACTGGTGGTAATTTAAAAGCCCCAGTTAAATCTGGCGTTAATCCTAGAAGGGTTTCTTTTGCTGCTAGATTTAGTGGTATGTTAGGTGCTATGAAAAAGCCTAATGGTGAACCTACTCGTAAGGCATTGGCATTAAAAGCTTGGGGATTTGGTAGCGTTGAAGCTGCTCGTAAATTTGCAAATGCACATAAAAAATCATAATGGATAAAGATATTTGCGTAATTCATGACATTCTATTAGATGATGGCGCATGCGTAAAATGTCTTTCTGAAGATAATAAATAAGGCGGTTTTTAGGCCGCCTTTGTTATTTATTTTAACTCTACCTTATTTAGCTCAAAATTTTCTTCGTTTCTATAAGTTACAATTATACTGTTGTATTTAAAAATTTCTACTGAATAATTTATCCCATCTCTAGTCCATTCTGACATAAAATCTGATTTATCTTTTCTAACAGCTTCCATTTCCCTCCCTTTATAATTATTATTATAAGGAGGCTTAAATGATGCATAATAATAATCTGGGTTCCCGTATTTGTCTGAAAATACTTTTACATATTTTTTGTATTCATTTAACAATTCTCCCCAAGTTTTAGAATCCCCAATGTAAGCGCTAAGAACAACTGGCTTGTTAGACTTAACTGTATTCACTACATAAATTCTGGTTTCCTTACTATCATATTCTCCAGATAATCTTATTGTATTACCCATGCCATAATCAAAATTAAAACCCTTGCTTTCTAGTTTTTCTATTAAATTTTGGGTGTTTTCTTTTAAAGATATGCCATCAAATATTTGTGACATTCCTGTGTTTACTAATAAAATAATGATTAGTGCGGTTGTGATTAGTTTTTTCATTTTTTTTGTTTTTAGGTTATTGTTTTGTTTCGTTAATATCTATTATTTTTACTTCTTCTCCATCCAGCATTGCATCTATAGTTGATTCTATCATTTCTCTTTGCTCTGGCATTAGTAGTGAAATTTTCTCTGTTATTGCTGGTATAGCAAATACATCACTTTCTAACTCCTTTTTTAAACCGGATCGAATATCATCATCTACGTTTGGATTGGTTAAAAAATCTCTATAAATCCACTTTATTTTATCAATGTAAGTTTTAAATAATGCAGATCCTTTTGATCCGGGATACTGCCTTCTAAAATCTTCATAATACTCTTCAGCCATCCTCAAGTGCTGAATAGCGCTTATGATATTTGCTCCTTTCATTTATTAAAGTTTATATGAGTCTTTTCTAGTTCTGATAAAAATTCCCTTGCTTTTTCTACCTTGTGCTGAATTCTTAATATATCATCTTCGTTTCTATCAACATTAAATATTAATATTCTTTCTGAAATATCAATATCATCAAATGTCATATTAAATTCAAGCTTCATTGACTCTTTTACATATTCTGGGCTTTCTTCTGAAACAACATCCATTTTATTAAGCAAATATCTTTTCTCTTGCTCAATAATACCAAAAGGAGTGTTTACAAGGCAATATGCAATATGTCCATGCGATGCTCCAGTAAGCCACATATACGATTGCAGCTGCCAGTAATAAAGATTATCAAGCTTATCTGGTATATTGCCTAAAAAAGTCCATAAATCATAGCTAGATTTAATATCTACAACTTTATTATCGGTAATAATATCTGGATGCCCTGAAATAAAATCATTCTTAAATCGCTCTTGGTTTTTTGAGTAATTTACATTCCAGTATTTATTTAATAATTGTATTGAATCATCTTCCGCTTCAACGCCTTTTTTCATTTGTTTCGTTTGAATGTCTTTTACTCTACCATATTTCTCGGCAACATAGACTTCAATCAAATGTTTTTGAGCTGTTTTAGAAAGCAACCCAGCTTCTTTGTCTGCTTTAGATTGTGGTTCTGTCATCAAATATCCAACCGAGCTGGATCTAATTAGTGTGTTGTTAAAGTTTATCATGTTAGAATAGTTTTCCTTGTTGTTCAAAATATTGTGAATTTAATCCAAAGTTTTTTCTCATTGCATTATATGTTTCAAACCATGCTTTTGCTTGAGATTTTGCAACCCTTTCAATTCTTTCACAATATTCAATTGCTTCTTTTCGGTCTTTCATTAACCAATATCCTTTGGCATCAGAAAGAATCATGTACCCTTTCTTTATTCTTAAATCTCTTATTACCTGTCTAATTTTTCTTAGGCTAGATTCTCTTTTTTCTACTTCATATTCAGGATGGCTTCCAAGCCATTTTTCTGATTTTGCAATTTCTTCTTGTGTAATTCTGTAATTAGCACTTGAAATTAAATTTAATATAGCTTTTTCATCATTTGTTAGTTGCATTGTTAAAACTTTTTAATTTATTATTATAACATTCTAGTAATTCTGTATTATTTTTACTCATTAACTCCCAAGCCTTTAATTCTTCTTTTGTTTTACACATCTCAATAAACTCTTTCGTTCTTTCTGTTAAAGATTTTGGATTTTGTCTTGGTTCTATAAGTATTGGCTCAATTTCTGCATCAATAACAATAGAGTGCCTATCTAAATTCTTTTTATGATACTCTTCAACAAGACCTTTTGCAATATCAAGCGCTTTATCGGCAGACTCTCCATTATGCAAACAAACCTCTACTCCAATTTTTTCAGACGTGTAATTACCTAAATTAAATGTTTTTTGATAGTTAACTTTTTCTATGTGCATATAGTTATTATTTAATTCTAGTTACAGTAGTAATATTATTAGCGTATTTAATTTTGAAAAGCTTTTGTTTATGCTCTTCCTTTTTCTTTAATTGCGAAACCATAACCATTACAGAAGTGTAAGGGTTTTCTAATAGTAAACTTTCTTCTAGTTTTAGGTCACCCACCTTGCTTGCTACAGATGTTGGACTAATGCTTCTTGCCATATTTTTATGTTTTATTGATTATAGGGCAAAATTATATTAATTAATTTAATTAAAAAAATAAATTTAATTAAATTTTTAAAAAAAAATACCCCCTATGGAAATAGGAGGTATCTACTAAACTAAAATTAACCTAAAAAAACACACAGAACATTGTAAAAATACAAATTTCTACTGGTTTTTAAATTTTTTCTTTACCAATTCTAGTTTATGTCTATATTCAACAACTAAACATTTTAACTCATCTCTTGTTGGTTTTGAAACCTGCCTAGCTTGATCTTGTAAAAACTCAACTATACCGGGCTTTTCTGTTTCTAAGTTTTTAGAAAATACTTCTAAATTTCCAGATAAAAAACAATTATCATGTTCGCTTTGTGGACGACAATTATCTTCTAGCCATCTTGTTCCAAAATTTTTTCTACTGATAAAATGTCCGCACTGAGCTTCTTGCCATTTCATCTTTTTACCAGAAGTATAACATGAAACATATCCACTTACATCAGCGTGCTTGCATCTTATATATTGGCTAAATACAGCATCTAAATCATCTGTCAAATACTTAATACTTTCTAACTCTTCTTCATCTTCATATTTATCAATTCTTCTTTGCGTAGATTCAATAGTAGCACATTGTTTACACATTTTTTTTGAAAAATGGTAATCCAGTCTACCACATGAAACACATACTTTTTTCTTTGTTATAATTGTACTTCTCATAATTATGACAGGGCATCTATAATATCAAATTGCTGATCTAAACTTAATCTTCTTGTAATATCAATACCTTCACTACCAATAACAAGTTCAACACTATCTATGTGTATACTAGTTTCATCCTCAGAAAAAGTATGTGTGCCATGAAACTCTTCTTCTCTTTCTGGATAAAATATTGTCGTTTCAGTATAAGTTACTAATAACTCTCCTTTTAAGTCCTCAATCTCGAACATCTTTGTTTTCGTTTCTTGCTTCTTTTTCATTTTCTTTTAATTTATGTAGTTTATTGTTGAAATACTTATACTTTCCAATATATTTACCGTCTTTTTTTACTTCAATTATCAAATCTAATCTTTTTGCCAAATCATATATCAGCTCCTTATTATTCATTTGCAAATTTAATTAAATTAATCAATACACAAAATTATTTTTAAAAAAAATTAAAAATATTTGGGAATTTAATAATTAATACTATTTTTGCTACTCAACAATAAATTTTATGGAAGAAATTAAAACAATGAAGCTTCACGAAAAGATTAAAGAAGCTATGGACGGTCGCACTCAGCGTTGGCTTTCATTAAATGCCAAGATACCAGAATCGGAATTATCGCGAAAAATGCAGGGTAAATTACTATTTACAGATAGTGAGATTACGCGCATAAATGAAGCCTTGAAAACCGATTTAATAAACGATTAAGATTAAGAAATGCCAAAAGACACATTCTACTTCTCACACGACTATAATGCTCGTAATGATGAGAAGATAAAAAGACTGATTAGAAAACATGGCATGCAAGGGTATGGTGTTTTTTGGTCAATAGTAGAAGATTTATATAATAATGCGAACGCATTGCAAACGGATTACGAAGGCATTGCATACGACTTAAGAACGGATAGAGATTTAGTAGCGAGCGTAGTAAATGATTTTGATTTATTTGTTTTTGATGGTGAATATTTTGGAAGTAATTCTGTTCAAGAAAGGCTAGATCAAAGAAACGATAAAAGCGAAAAAGCAAGAAAATCAGCTAGTTATAGATGGGAAAATGCGAACGCATTGCAACCGCAATCCGACAGCAATGCTAAAAAGGAAAGGAAAGGAAAGGAAATAAAAGGAAAGGAAACTATTATACCGCCGATAGAAGAGTTTTTAAGTTTTTGCAAACAGGATATGCAAGATAATGGCTTGATTTATTCGGATTATGAATATTCCTTAAAATCTA